CGCCCGCCGCACCAGCTTTGCGTAACTCGTCCTCCATCCGGTCGGCTTCGGTCGAAACGCCCTGAAGTTCGCGGCGGCCGCGTTCGCCCGCGCGGCGAAGCTGCTGGATAAACTTGGAATCGTCGACCTCGATTCCAAAGCCGATTGAGCCGACAAGGGGTGCGCGCGCCATGTTGCCTCCGGCTATTCCGTCAGCCACGCCTCAAGGCTGGCCCAAACCTGCTCAGGGGATCGTCTCTCGTTTTTCACGCGCGGGGATTGCTGGCCTACAAGGTAGGCCTCTAGCCGCTTAGGCTTCTTGGCCCGCTCCATCGCCAACGCAAGATAATGGCCGGTGATGATCTGGTTCTGATCTTCTACGCGGCGCCTGACATAAGCGTTGTGTATCTGGCGCAGCTGCCAGACCGTCAGCCGCCAGAAGGCCCTTTCAGAAATGCCCGCTTGAAGCGCCCGGCCAAGGTCGTCCAGAACGACGCGGCCGAACTCGATTTCTGCTTCGGCTTTCCCGCTTCGGCCGCCGCCTCCCTGGCGACGGCTTCCTGATAGCGCCGCAAGCCTTCAGGCCCCTCCATGCACAGCGCCCAGGCCGCCGTGATGCAGCGCTGGGTCTCGGCAACCGGGGGCGAGAGATCAGCGACCTGCGCCGGCGTCAGACCCGTAAAGGCGGCGGTGATTTCGATGAGGGCGGACGGGCGGGTGAAGCTGATCGCGTCGGCCAGAAGGGCTTTCCAGTCCTCGGCCGCCTCAAGCTGAAGCAGCGTGGAATAGGTGCATTTGAAGACGAGGCGCTGGCCCTTGTGCTCAAGAGCCAGCGCGTGAGGGTCTGCGGCTTTGCCTACCTTACGGCGTGACATTGGTCACGGTGATCGTTGCCGGGCCCGTGCGCTTGATCGTGAAGGCCAGCGATGCGGCATCGCCCGGCGCCAGCGGCTCGGACTCGCCTTTGATCAGCGCCAGAAACTCAATCCGCTTAATCTTGATGCCATCGGTCTTCTCGATCCGCAGCGGGATCGGGTCGCCGCCGAGGGCGTCAATCACGCGCTGCTGGATCGGATCGCCAATCAGTTCATAGAACTCAAGCGTGCCATCGGAGAAGGACTTGTAGCCGTTCAGCGTCTCGCGCGCGTCCCCGGGCGAACTGAAGCTGGTCACATCGACCTCTTCAACGTCCTGCGAGCCCTTCTCAAGATTGAAGACTTCCGGCAGCTCATCCCAGTCCGACCCGGCAATCGTGTCGTCATCGCCGACATAGATGCTGATCGAGCTCTCCTTGAGGATGTATTTCTTGGCCATCGCGTCCCGCCTCCGGTCTATCGCTTTTCAGGTCACGGTGAAACTTCGCACAGCGCATGGCGGTGGGGATTTGGCGGGAATAATCATTCCGGCGTGATCAGCATCCGCACGGTCATTAGCCGGCCGCCAATGGAAGGCCCACTCGTCTCGGCTTCTGCGGGCACGCTGCAATCGATGTCGTTGAGAACCGCCCCTGTCAGCGTCAGTGGCGCTTCGCGGAGAAGATCGTGCAAGGCCCAGGCTGCTTCGGCAAGGCGCGCGTCCCCTTCATCGCGGATCAGCGCATAGAGGCGGACGGGGACGTCAATCATGGGCGTGCGGCTCGTAAACGACCCCAAGGCGCGCGGCCCTTCCTGAAGCGGATCGACGATAGCAAAAGGCGCGGCGCGCGGCTTGTAGGCCTCGGGCGCCTCAGATCGGAACACCGCGCGGCCGCTGAGGCCCGGAAGCGTGAACGTGTCCAGCACGCCGGCAAGCGAGGGCGAGGCGCGCAAGAAGGATACAATGTCGCCCTGCGGGTCAATCATGCGCTGAAGCCGCTCCTTGCCCGCTTATACTGGCGCTGCACACCGATGCGGAAGGCGCGGAGTATGCGGCTCCACCGCTCGGCCTCATTCAGCCGACTGATCCAGGGGCGCGGCTTGATCCGCTCTGTCCCGTATTGGAGGATTGCCCCATACTTCAGCGGCGTCCCGACCACGGCCCGGATCGTATCGCCAAACTCTTCCGTGTAGGACACGACCGACTGCCGGAGTTGCCCCGTATCCACAGCCGGGGACTCGCCCGGCGCCGACGCCTGGTGCTGCTTTTTCCCGCGCGGGTAAATCCGGCCGGTGCGCTTCGGCGGCGGGCTTAGAATATCGATCAATTCATTTTCGGCCTGCACCGCGGCGTAACCGATCCCGCCGCGCGCGACCTCCTTGGTGATGCCTTTTGCCAGACGCCGGTTGATGACGACCTTAAGTTTCCGGCTCGGCGTCGGCATCATGGCCTCCCACGTAATAGACGCCGCCTTCAGGCGCGCGGCGCACGTCCGTGATCAGCATGCGCTCGGAACCGATCATGAGGATGTCGTCGGCCGCCGGCGCAAAGCCCGGATCAGGGATATGAGCATACCGGGGACGGTCCGGCATACCCAGGCGCCGCATGGATTCGGTGTAGGCGGTCCAGTGCGCCTTGACATTTCGCGTTTCGACCGACGCGCGGATCGATCCACCCGCACCCGCGCTATAGGCCACCTTCGTGGTCAGCGTGGCGGGCTTGGACAGGGCCGCAGCGGCGGCGCGCGTGATCCGCCCGATGTTCATGCCACGAACCCGATGGGCCGGTAGGGCTCGCGGATCGCAAGGTAGCGGCGGCCATAGGACGTGCTGCTCAGAACGGCCTCGGCCTGGGAGCGGGACGAGCCCTCATCGAGGAAGAATTCGATCTCTGTGGCGCCGTCTTTGACCTTCTTGGCGCCCGCCGCCTTTGCCTCCGCGAGACCGGCCGACGACGCATCGCCAAAGCCTTCCAGCGCCAGTTCATGGGCGGCCAGCAGCATGACGCAGCGCGGCCTGATGTCTTCGGGAATGTAGTCGGCAACGGCCTTCGCGGCGTCTTCGAGGTAGGCCTCGATGGTGGAATCAGGGGTTTCCACGAAGGCGACGTGCCGTGCCCGGAAGTCGGCGAGGGTGGGCGCGGTCATCCATCACTCGGCGGGTTTTTCGCCGCCTTCTGCCGGGGTTTCGGTGACGATCTCGCCGGTCGGGACTTCGGGCTGCGCCTCGGCGACGGGATCAGCGGCAGGCGCATCGGCCTGGGCCTCTTCACCCGCCGCCTCGGTCGTGGCCTCTTCGGTCACGGCATCAGCATCGGTCGCGGGAGGGGCATCGGTGGAAACGGGGTCGGCGGCAGGCGCGGGCGTGATCGGCGTGGCCTCGCCGGCATTGATCGCCAGCGTGGCGGCCTCGGCGGCGACCACGGCGACGGCGAGCGCACCATTCAGCATGCGGACGCCTTCACCCAGATCGGCATCGACCTCGACCGTGATCAGTGCGGCGCCGGTCTGACCGTCCGGGAACGGACGGAACACTTTCTCGAACGGGGTGGCGCCGGGCTCAAGCGTGCCAGGCGCGCCTTCGGACAGGGCCCAGATCGGATCGCCATCGATTTTCGCAGGCTTGCCCGCATTGGTCAGCGGGGCGATGCTGACGGGCAGCTCTTCTTCAACGGTGATCGTCTTCATGGGCCGGACTCCTTAAGTGATCGGACGCGCTTCGCCCGCTGTGATTTCGATGGTGGCGGCCTTGTCCAGCTCTGCCAGGCGCTCGGCTTCGAGCCTTGCGGCCTCGGCCTCAGCTGCGGCGAACGCCGCAGCGGTTTCGGACGGGACGAGGATGCCATCGGCGACCCACGCCTTCAGCGGCGGGTGATTCGGGTCGATGTCGCACACCCGGGTCTCGCCCGCTTCCAGCACGATCTCGCCGCCGTTGCGCCCGTAGAAAATCAGGCCGCCGAAGCGCTTGGCGTTGGTGTAGCTCGCAGCGGCCATGACCGGCCTCCTTGCTTAGAAGCCCGTGGCGTAACGCACGGCCTTCGGGCGGCGGATGTTGCAGCCACCGATGCGGAACACGCCCGGCACGATGATGTTCAGGCCAGAGACCTGCGGGGGCAGGAACTGGTGCGGCATCGGCAGGTGGAACTTCAGCACGTCCGGCGAGCGGCGGTAGGCCACCATCCGTTTGGTGTTGCCCGAGTTGATGGTCTCAAGGTCCGTCAGACCACGGATGTCCAGCGGCTTGCCGGTCATCGCGGTATAGACGTTGTTCTCCTTGAGGAACTTCATCACCGTCAGGCTCGTGTCGGTGACCCGGCGCGTGGTGAGGTGCGTCAGCGTCGAGAGCGGCATCAGCACCGTATCGGCGATCTCGATCCCGCGCGTGGCGGTCACGACGCCGGTCAGCAGCTGGTTGAGCCGCGTCAGGATTTCGTCCGGCGTCATGGTCTCGAACGTGGTGGTCGAGCCGGCGCCGGGGGCGAAGGCCACCGAGTCAATCGTGTCGTTGTTGAGCAGGCCCTTCAGGCCCTTGCCCGTGTCGCCGAGAAGGGCCACGCGGTCGATCATTTCCTCCGCTGCGCGGGCCGCCGTGATGGCATGCTCTGCGGAGAGGTTGAAGCCCAGCATCCGCGCCTGGCCGACTTCCTCGAAGCCGAGGTTGTAGCCGATGGCGGCGGTGTAGATCGCCTCTTCTTCCTTGGCCATGTTGAGGCCAACGTTCGGCACATTGTCCGAATTGCCGTTGATCCAGTCGGCCTTGCCGACGCGGTCCATGTAGAAGTAGGTCACCGTCTTGGCGAAGGGGTGCGCCGAGGTATCGACCGGGATCAGGTCGGGGTAGACGATCCCCTCATAGGCCACTTCCTGAACCTGCGCCTCGATGTGCGAGGTCTGGGACAGGACGAAGCCGAGGTTGGCCTGCGAGTCGTAGAGTTTGACGTGATCGAACGGCATGGCGCGCGGCTCCTTATTTCAGCTTCAGCTTCACGAGATCGCCGGACGCGGCGGTCGTTTCGTAGCGGGCGCCGTCGATGGCGGTGGTGTCGGACGTGGTCGCCTTCATGAAGGCGCCGGATGCGGTGAGGTAGGCGGCGCGGTCGCCTGCAGCGATGTTCTCGCCGGCGACGACCCAGATCGTGCCCGTATCCATGATGCGGACATGATCGTTGGCCTTGAACTGGTTGACCGAGTCGGCGCCGGTCGATTGATCGCGGACCGAGACGCCGAGGAAGCGCGAGGCGGAGCCATCGACCGCCTTGCAGGCATCATCGGTCGCGCCCTGCAGCACTGCCTTGCCGAATCCGATGGCGGAGGTGGCGCGGCGGCTGAGGAAGTTCGCCTTTTGCTGGTCCGCCACCATGCCTTCAAGGGCCTGGGCGTGATAGCGCGAGTAGGTCGTCTGGATCGGCATGGCTGTTCAGGCTCCTTGTCGGTTTGGGTCAGGCGGCGGGGCGTTTCTTCCAGGCGTCGCCGAGGGCCCTGGCTCGGGCCGCCAGCGGAGAATCGGAGGCGGCGGTGATCTGGATGCTGCCGGAGGGCACGATAGGATCGCCCTGGCCGGGTTTGGCGTCTTTGGCGAGGATGTCGAAGGCGACCTTGATCTGATCGTCCGTGTAACCCTTCGCGGCGTCGCCCATCTTGGCAAGCACCACTTCTTTGCGGATCGCGGCGGCGTCTTTGCTGGCCGAGTCCAGCGCGGGCAGAAGCGCCTTGGCCTTGCTGATGATGTCGGCGTGATCGCGAGCCATCTGTTCGAGCGTCGCCGAGTCGGGGATCGCCTTTTTCGCTTCCTCGATCTGCGCGTCCTTCGCGGCGATTGCCGCTGCGTGGGCGGCGGCGTCGGCCGCGGCCTTTGCCTCTGCCGCCGCCAGTTTCGTGCGGGCCTCATCACGCTCGGCGATCAGCTTCTGCAGCGCCACGGCGCCCGCTTCAGTGGTCTCGACGTTCAGGCCATCGACGGCGATGGTGCGAGTGGTCATCTGTTGATCCTTCGGTTTTTGATCGGGCTGGCCGCATTTGCACATGCGGCTATCTTTAAGCCGGGCTGCGAGGGCGGGGGATTTCGCAGCGTCGCCCGCGCGGCAACCCGGACCGCAACGGGCGGTGTCCACGATGGCAATATGATTGCCCCGGATTTCACGCGCAATCAGGTCATAGGGTTGCCCGTCAGGGGTCACGCCGGGCGTCATGTCGGGCACAAAGCTCCATCCTGCCGACAACTCGCGGCGGCCGCGTTGCACGTCATTGACCGCGCTGGCGTCGGTGATCAGAAGCGTTTGCGAGACATAGCGGCCGTCGCGCGCCGCCGTGCCTTCGGTCATGCCAACGGCGTGTTCGCGCCAGTTCGCCGCGCTGACGTCCTCCCAGGGGTGATTGTTGGTCACGGGGAGGCGATTGAACGAGGCAAGGGAGTCAGCGGAAAAGACTTCTTCCGGCGGGCGGTAAAGCCGGATGATGTCGTCCCACTCGCGATCAGGGAACAGGCCGCCCATCTCAATAGCGTAATATTCCTGCACGCCGTCGCGTGCGATGCGCGCGGGGATGGAGAGATAACCGTTAGGTGTCAGCACCGCGCTGGAGGCGGTCAGCGGCGACAGGTCGGCGATCTGGATGCGTTCGTTGGCCATGCCCTACATTCGCGCGGGACGGCCGCGTGGGGATTAGAACCGAAGCAAGGCCGGCAAAGGGGTCGCCAGAAGAACAAGCGCGGCGTCCAGGGCCTGCTCGCGCGTGTCAAAGACCTCAATGATGCCTTCTGGTGTCGGCTCGTTCATCAGGGCGTAGCCCTCGAAGCGCTCGACCCCGTCCTTCGTGTAGGTATCGCGCCGATAGGTGCAGATCATCAGCGGGCCGGTCATATCGGCGTCTTGCCCTTCCGGCCCATGCCTGGGATCACGGCGCGCGCGCGGCAGCGGCAGTTGTGGACCACGAAGCCCGACGCGGTGTACCATCCACTGTCGGTCTGGAGATTGTAAACATGGTCGCTAAAATTGCGGACGCTAAGGTCAACCACGCTATCCAACTTATAAACGAAGGCGCCACTCAGAAGTCGGCCGCCGCCACCATCGGTCATAGCCCCGATGCACTCCGCAAGCACCTCGTCGCTCGCAACTTTCGCCCGCCGCCGCTCCGCCTTTTTGCTCACAATCGCCGCACAGATTTGCCGGAGCAAACCATCTGCCGAGACTATGTTGCCGGAAAGAGCGTGCTCGAACTGTCTAAGCAATACAGCGTCTGCCGACAGACGGTGCAACGAGTCCTGCATGAAAACGGTGTTGCCATTCGCAACGGCACCGCCGCCAACTTGCTGCGCATGGGGAGATTGAGCGCGGAGCAAAGACGCCACCTCGTCAAGAACGCCCATGAGAGGCTGAGAAACCATAGACCCGAAGCGGCGGTCCTTAAGCGCACCAACAAGGCGAACAACATCGAAACCGGCATCACCCCATCGCGCATCGGCCCAGGGGAAGAGGAGTTGATTGAGGCGCTCAACGCACTTGGCGTCCCAATCATCCCGCAAAAGGCTGTCGGCGTCTACAACATCGACTTCGTGATGGGTGACATCGCCGTGGAAGTCAAAGTCGGACAGGCGAGCCGACGCCGGGTTCTGGGATCGCGCAAGCGATTCAAACAGATCACCGATGCGGGCTTTAGACTGGTCGGCGTGGTGTGGACCTCCCGGACCATAATTGAGGCGACAGTGAACGAGGTCGTCGCCCTTCTGCACGTCGCTTATCGGAATCCACCCCCGCCCGGTGAGTACTGGGTGATTCGGAGTAGCCTGCAGGTGTCGCCCTTGGTGCGTGAGAACGGACACGAGAGGCCCGCTATAGAAGCGGCGCCAGAAACGGTGACCACCTTGCGTAAGATCAAGCACGGTTGAGCCGGGGAAGCACTGGATCGGCTCCCCCGGATGTCCATCCTCCGGCGGCTTCGACCACTTGAACACCTCGCCGTCGCGTTCCTCGTGCTTCGGCCGCACCCGCTCGTCGCCGGCCGTGACCCACTCATAGCTGTTCAGCCCGGCCTCAGTGTGGCGCAAGCGGTCGAGGTTGCCGGTCAGCTTGCCAAGTTGGTCGCGCGCGATCAGCTTCGCCCGGCGTGCGGGATAGCCCATCTCTTCCCGCAGTTTCTTCCGCAGCGCCGCTGCGCCTTCTCCGGTCTCAAAGGCTTCAAGCGTTGCGGCCCGGACGCGCTCGGCTGCGTCGTCCGAGACATCCCGGATCAGGCGGGCGCCGTCCGTCATGGCTTTCTCGAGCGCTGGCTCTATCGTCTCGGCGCGGGTGAGTGGCGTCACGTCGATATTCAGCCCGGCCATGACGCGGGCCTGCCACTTCTTCCCGTGCCAGGCGCTCACGTCCTTGGCCCATTGATTGAGGCGGATGATGGCTTCGCGGTGCGGAAGCTCGGCGTCGGCGCGCAACTGGTTTATCCGGGCCTGTATCGACTCCGGCATGCCGAGGCTGAGGGCCGAAAGGAATGCCTCGATGATCTCGGTCTCGCCCCGCTGATAATGGCGGACCACCAGCATCACGATCCGGCGCAGCATCTCCTCGTGATGTGCGGTGGGGTCAATGGTCCCGAGTTTTTTTGCGGCCTTGAGGCCGGCAAGTCTGGCAAGGTCGTAACCGTCAGCCATCGCCGCCACCCGTCAGGCGGGCCGTGACGCGGCTGTAATCCCGCACCATGACGGAGACGGGGCCGTAGCCGCCGGTTACAAGACGGCCGGAAAGGCTCTTCTCATAGCGATCCAGATGCGCGCCCGCGTGCTTTGCCGCGCGCCTTAGACCCGGCGTCTGCGGATCGGCGATAATCTGGCGCCAGACCTGCGCCAGCCGCTGCCGCTCCCTGCGGGACAGCGGGTTGTCATGCCGGATGCCGGCCGCCGAACGGCCGTAGGCGTCCACGCCTGCGCGGGCCGCGCGCATGAATACAGCCTGCCGGGCAAGCGCGGGCGTCATGGATTGATCCGCCTGTCCGGTCAGCTCATCCCATGACTCCAGCGGATACATTTCGGTGAACAGCGCACGGGCCGCGACGGCTACGGCCTCGACCGGATTGCCAGCCGTCTCGACCGTCGCGTTGAAGCGGGCTTCGGCCATCAGGCAGCGGCTTTCTCGGTTTCCGGCGAGGGCGGCGCGCCGCCTGGCGGAACCGTGGGCGCGGCTGGCGGATCGGGCTCGTCTATATCGCTGAAGTCGATCTCGTTGCCGGCCTCATCCCACTTTGCATAGGCCGCCTCGGCGCCGGGAAGGTCGCCCGTCTCGATCAGCAAGGATCGAACGGCCTCCTCCATGACCGGCTCCGGTATCAGCCCGGTCGCGGCGTATTCCTTCACTGTCTTGGCGCGGGTTTCGGCGTGCTTGATCCGCTGATCCTCCGTCAGCGCGTCCGGCCGGCGCCAGTCATACCAAAGCCCCTGCGGAATCTTGCCGAGCGCGGAAAGAATGATCGCCTTGTCCAGCGCGGCCATGCACGGGGATAACATGGACTCCTGAAGCGACGTCAGCATGGCATAGTAGTTGATCAGGTCGGATTCGCCCGTGGCGTTCATGCCCGCGGGCGAGCGGCCCAGGAGGCGTGTGATCGGAATATCCGCTGCCGCCGCCACAAGCGCGTGCTGTATCTCGATGATGTCCTTGACGCCGCCGAAGCTGTAGGCGTTGCGGCTGTATTCCTGCAGCTTGTCCAGCATCAGAAGCCCGAAGTTTGACTTCGATGTCTTCATCAGGAATGCTGCCTTCAGAAGCTGCTCGCGTCCGGTCGCGGTCTCCATCCGGTTCAGCAGGCCATCCGTGCGGACCACATCGACATTGGCTTCCTGCATCAGATGCGTCGCGGCGCTGCGCGCGCCCGAGGCGTCGGCGACGGCCGAGAGCGCCGGCGTCAGGGCCGATTCGCCCCACCACCATTCGCGCGCCGTCCCGTCATCGATCTGGTCGCCGTGCGCCAGCAGGACCAGGCGGCTGTGATGAACCTGCACGGCGCCTCGGGCGGCAAACCTGCGGGGCTTATAAGTCCACATCTCAGGCAGGCCGTAATGCGGATCGGCCGGTGCCTGCACGAAGGTATTATCGCCGACCGGGGCGAGTTCGGCGCGGGACGCAACGATAAGGGCCTTCAGGTCGCCTTTTCTGACCTTGTCGGCCTCAAACGGCGTGGCAAGGTCTTCTGTCCCATCATGGATCACCAGGGCGCCGCCGCCAAACAGCCGGGCGTGCTTGAGGGCCTGCCGGACGCGGTCCCTCACCCGCAGGCGCTCTTCCTCCGCAAACAGCGCAGCGTTATGAGCGGCATCCCCGTTCCAGACGCGCCAAGGCCGGGTGCAATCATCAGCCGGGACATCAACGATCTGGCGGGCCAGGAAGTCGGTCTTGTAGAGGTGCAGGATGTGTAAGTTGTCTATGAGCGATCCGGGCTGAAGCGCGCCGTGGATCGACTTGTCAACGCCGGGCACACCGAGGCCGGTGACGAAATTAGCGTAGGAATCGCTGACCGGGCCGGTGGCCGCGCTGGCGGCCGCGTCGAGGGCCTGTGCCGGCGTCGGCGGCTTGGGGCTGGCGGGCCGCGCCGCTGGTTTCGAGGATCGCCTGGTCATAGTGCGTCAAAGAAGTCCTTAGGGCCGCTGCACATCTCGGCGACGGCGTCAAATGTCGGGTCGCACTGGTCATCATAGGCGCCCTGCGGGAAGGCGAGCATTTCCGC